GCCTGTGCCTCTGTCATCCAATAGTGTGTGTTCCTACTAATAGGACGCTTCTGATACAAACGATATCCTTCAGAAGCCATGTCACTATAGAACCCATCTAGGTCTTCACGATTGTGAAGAGTTACGACATAGATTTTTTCCATCTTTAAGCCTCTAGTTTGATTACTGTCATACCAACTGTTATTGTAGTAGTACCACCACTCTTATTAACTACCCTCAAATACATGTTTGTAGAAGGTGTTCCATCATTATTCCATCCTATAGTTCCTGGTGTAATGATCTGTTTCTGGTTAGCTGATGTTGTAATTACCTCAGCAATAACACCTGATCCTGGTAATGGATCTGTGTTCTCACTTCTACCTGCATCAGCTGCTCTAGCTGTAGCGTCAGTATAAACCGTGACCCATGCAGCAGCAGATAATTCAATAGCAAGTAAAGCATATGATTTATATCCAACAACAGTAATATTATCAGTTGTACCATCAGAAAGACTAACAGTTGTAGCAGTATAAGTTTGTCTCGTAGATAGACCACTAGTAGAAGCAACTTGCCAAGATCCATCACCTCTCAGGTAGGTGGTAGCATCAGCAGTTCCAGTTCCAAGTCTTGCCGTTGGAACTGTTCCAGAAGCTAGATTACTTGCATTTAAGTTAGTTAAATTTGTAGCAGAGAATGTAGGAGTACTAGTCCAAGATGGTACTACACCAGATCCCCCTGATACTAAAACCTCATTAGCATTACCAGCTGGTAAGATATCAGTGTCATTATTCGCAGCTTGATATAATAATCTTGCTGTAGCATTGATTGATAAATCACCTGCTGTTGTAGCAGTATCAGCATTACCAGTTAAGTCACCAACAAATCCACCAGTAGCAGTAACTGTTGAATCAGTAGCAAATGTACCAGCACCATCTATAGTCAAACATGATAGATCATTAAAGTTTCCTATCTGAAGTGCGTTTATACCAGTTCCATTACTATTAGGTCCATCTGCTCTACATACTGCTACTCCAGTATTTTGAAATGTCCAACCAAGAGTTGTAGTACCAGCATAATGTCCAAATTCAGTAGGGAAATAACCACTTGTTTCAGTGATAGAAGTTTTAGTTACTCCACCACCAGAACCAGCGATACTAAAACCATTTAGATCTAATGCACCACCAAGTTGAGGTGAGGTATCTTCTACAATATTAGATAGATATCCAGCAACACTATGATCACCCCAACCATATGCATTGTCCCAATTAGTAATCTTTGCATTAGTAACATTACCAGCATCACCTAGTGATGTTAAGTATCCACCCTGCGAATGATCACCCCAACCATATGCTGTGTTCCAATTGGTTGAGTTACCAGCACTAGCAGTAACAGATCCAGCAACAGTAATACCTGTAGAAGTTGTGGTTATACGAGCAGAATCATTGTGATATATTATAGTGTTTGTAGCATTTGCTTTTACAAACTTAGTAGCACCAGAGTTTAATCCAATATCAGGACTACTAATGGTTAGACCAGTAGAAGTGTCTGTAATTGTTGATGTATCTGTGCTATTAGTATATGCTATTTGTAGATCATCATCAGTTCCCAACTTGATGATCTTATCATCAACCATCTCTAAATGTTGATTGACATTAATGTCAGCATCAAAACTAACAGAAACATTAAAGGTAGGTGATCCTGAGTTTACAACTGCACCTCTAGTAATTACAGACTGTAATGTATCTACTTCAGCAGTAATGAATGAAGTAAGATCAGCAGGTGCAAATGTGAATACACCAGTTCCATTATTATATGACAACGATCCACCACCTGATGCAGCACCAGTAGAAGTAGAAAGATCTGTTAATGCTATACCACTACCACCTGATGAAGTAAGATCAGTTCCAGGTTCCCATTCACTATTTGCATTGTTCCATTTAAGAACTTGTCCATCACTAGGTGCGTTGGAAGATACATTTGATAAACCACTAAGAGCAAGAGCAGGTATTGAAGTTACGTAACCAGCACTAGCATGATTACCCCAACCATATGCTGTATCCCAGTTAGTAATCTTTGCAGTAGTAACACCAGCAGCAGCACCAAGTGATGTTAAGTATCCACTAAGGTCTGGTGGAGTGTATGTAAATTCTGCGTTAGCATTATTAAGCGATAAATTACCACCACCACTAGGAGCCGCAACCGTCACCGTAGAGATACCTGGTATCGCTGGTTTATTTTTTATAACTGCAAGTCCAGTAGTAGCATTCCAATCCGCCTGGATTTGTGCTGCTGGAATTGTAGGCTTATTAGTTAAGTCTTGATAATTTCCACTGAAAGGATTTGTCCATTGTATAGTTGTGCCAGTAGAACTCAGTACTTGTCCTAATGTTCCAAAAGTTCCACCTGCTTGAAGTTCCTTGCCAGCAGGAATATTCAGACCTTCTTTCAGCTCTATGGGTGAGTTATCAGCGTAGTTGGCAATCTGATTTGCAAGTATTTTTGACATAAACTTCTAGTCCTGTAGACACTTTCTCTGAGCTAGAAGTATTTATGAATAAACTAGATTACCTGCGACTATACTACGACCATTACATTGGTTAGGTGGTACATAATGATCAACCCAACCAGGAAACATTATCATCATACCTTCTATAGGTCTTATCCTCTTACGAATCTCTCTGAATACTATAGGTGATGAACCTTCTGGTGTATTAACATAGTATACAAATGCCCAATCATTATGAATATGATTATGAAATTTTTGAAAATGTCCTTCTTGATATACCTGACCCCACAAATCTACTAACTCAGTGGGTCTATCTACTAAACTTTGTGCATACTCTGCAATTTTAACAAACTCTTCTACCTTAAAACAATCCCACTTGGTCATCAATGCTCCTTTATCTTTGGTGACACTGTTGTCACATATAATTCTATGCAAGAGACCATTTTCTTCTCGTGCTTTTGGATATTGAAAGGCACGTATCTCTCCTAAATTTAATCCTTCATAGTCAAATAATCTATTCATATTCCCATTCAGTAATATCACCTGGAAGAATAAATTGAGACGCTGCTTTCACAGCGTCATCAAGATACTCATAAGGACCATACTCCTCACCATTATAATCATAATAAAATTCACCACATCTTTCCTCGACTGTAAAATGATTTACAACCTTATCTCCATTAACCTCTTCGATTAATCTAAAAGAACATGGATTAGGATACAGTTGGTGGTTTGTCATCGGAATCATCACTAAAAGTAATCACATCATTAGTACCCCATGCAGAAGGATCTGGTGTGAAAGTTACATTATTCTCTAAATCAGATGTGTCTATGTTTACATCACCTGTTATTAGATCATCTAATATTCCTGTGTCTGGTGTAGGGAAACTTATAACATTATCTAATGCATCCAAGTCTCCACCCAATTTGAAATCGTGCTCTGCTTTATTCCTATAGTAGTCAGATATATTATCTACCTTTCTAATTGGAGTACATGCAAGGACATCCTTAACACTATTCAAACATTCGACAAGCATACTAAGATTCTCATCGTTTTTCTGTTCCAAAGATTCCACAAACGCTGCACGAAGTTCTTCTTCAGCAGCAAGTAAGTGCTTTCTAATATCGTTACAAGACATATTTTTTATACCATGAATGTTGTTAAAAATGCATAACCAATTAACCAAGCACACAATCCACCAAGTACCTTATAGTATTTGCGGATAGGTGTACCAAAGTATTGCTGTCCTATCATAAGACATTTATGTGCTGGTGACAAGAGGTAACCTGAATATTCTGTAGCTAAAAACCACACGAGATATTGAGGTCCAAAGACTGCTACAAGAGCAGAAGTCATACCAGCATACTTACCTGATGAACCCATAATCCACGATGCAACTGCTGCAACAATAGAAACAGGAATAATCATAGAAGGATCTGCACCCTTAAGATATTCCATTACAGGTCCATGAATCTGTTTAACTACACCGCCAAGAGCAAGAACTACTGTTGCAATGATAGCAAACTTTCCATCAAGGTATTTACCCCAGTTCCAATCTTTACAAATGATACTATAGTAACATGCCATAGCACCAAACCAAGGAAAGAAGAAGATTGCTCCACCTTTACCTGTTGCAAGTAAGAACCACAATGTAGCAATAAAAGGAGCCCATCCTCTCAATGCTCTAATCCAATTGAAGTCCCTGATGTTACTTAAATCAGGTACAACTGATTGAGGATCAACCTTAGAAAATATATACCACCATGTATATGCTAGGCATATAATAAGAGGTACTATAGTATAACTTAGGAATCCCCAATAACTTATACCCAACACTGCCATTGGTAGTGCCACTGTCTTCTCCAATGGAGACCACCAGTAGTAATGGTGTGTTGAAAGGTAATCAATTATGCCAAATGCACTTCTCTTACGCTTATCTGGTGGTGCTATTGCATCAAGAAGAGGTGCTGAGAGTGCAACTCTTCCAGGAATAGGTAATACACCACCGAAAATGCTAGTAAGAATAATAAGGATACGGTTATCCTTGACATATCTTTTTATTAAAGAGTATACATCATCTAGTACATGATATTGACGAATAAATCCACCTAGTATCATAATACCAAAGATGTAACCCATGTAGAGTTCGTTCTTTAGTATTGCTTGTATCATATATCACAAGGGTTTTGAAATTTAGTTATATCAGTGGCAATATACTTTTCACCACTTGATTTTTTAATAAGGAAGTCTTCGCCATTCTCTATACGAAGAGTATATTTGTCTAGATCTCCTTTAAATTCTTCTTCAGTTAGTTCAATCATATTGTACAACAAATTTTTTCTTTTTGCAAGTAGTTGATTGAGTCTTGACAACCACCCAAATGTAACCTGTCTCCGTATCCATCTAACACAACCTGTGGGAAGGTAGCACCTTCACCAAACTCTTGGTAGAATTCTTTCTCAGAAAATTGACTACCAAGTTTATATTCAACAAATGTTAATTCTTGATGTTCCATTACTGCTACAAATTTTTCGCAATAAGGACAGTCTGGTTTAGAGTATACAATTAGAGAGATCATGTTTGAGTTTTAGCCGCAAGATAATCGTTATTAAACAGTTCTAACCCTTCACGAGTTAGGACATGATCATACATCTTATCGAAGACTTTAACAGGTATAGTACATACATTTGCACCATACTCAAAGGCTCTACCTACATCCCTGACGTTTCTAATGGAAGCAGCAAGGATTTGTGTTTCAACATCATGCCTCTTATATGTATTAGCGATGTCTTTTACAAGGCATAGACCTCCAAAAGAATTATCATCTACTCTACCTACAAAAGGAGAAACGTAGGATGCACCTGCCTTTGCAGCAAGTATTGCTTGTGATACTGAGAACACAAGAGTTACATTAGTTAATATACCATCATTGTGTAATTCATAACAAGCTTTTAATCCCTCACGTGTGCAAGGTACTTTAATTGTAACATTATCACTGAGAGAAATGTATGGTTGTGCTTGTTCTACCATCTCTTCAGCAGTCTCAGCAACTACCTCAGCAGAGATGGACTCAAGGTTAGGACATGCTTGATAGATCTCTTCGATCACATCACTCTGTTGCCTTCCTGACCTGAGTATAAGAGTGGGGTTAGTGGTGACACCATCAACCAGACCAGTCTTGTATCCATCAACAATTTGATCCACCTCAGCGGTATCTAAAAATATTTTCATGGTTTTGTATTAAGAGGTTCCATTTTCAGGAACTGTTCATTCAAATTATAAAACAATTTATAGTTGGTTGTATTAACCCAGTAGCCAATGATGTCCGAACCATCACAGTTGTAACCGTAACCTGTAAGTGGTTCATTGACACCATCAATTCTAAATGTCTTACCACCTTTTTCTAGGTAGTTGTGAAATTTTTCATCCAGATTGATCATCTCTCCTCAAATATTATTTTACGGACTTTTCTTTTACGACGAGCCTCTTGGTATTTTAGGTCATCAACAGTGAAAAGTGTTGATTTCTTAACATTATTAATAGATTCTGTTAACGTAACCAAGTTTAGATCATTTGCAATAACATGATCATCCCTTATCGTGGTCATATTAGGACAGCCGCAGCAACCTGATCCAACAAGTTCCTTACCACATACACGGCACTTTACTTTTAACATTGTTCTTTAAAATAGTCTTTCCTGTAGTAACGTCCTAAGATATTACTATTATAATATGCAGGTGTTCCATCGCTCAATGCTTCTGAAAGGACATTGTTGATGAATAACTGTTTAGTCTCCTCAAAATTTACTTTACCTTTGGTTGAGTGGAGCGATAAGATTTCTCGCTTAAAGATTTCTCTGCCCAATCTTTTAACATCGGACTTAAGTTCGTCAGAACTTCCGTAGTATTTTTTCCAGTCACTCTCACTCGTAACTCTCCGTTTACTTTTGCCACTTCGAGGCTTTCTACGACTGGTAAAATATTTTCTTCCGATGTATTTTTTGCCTGTCTGGAGATTAGTAATACAGTAGACGAAACCGAACTGATCGCCAATATCGTCAGAAGTGAAAGGTTTACCCTCATATAGCCAGGGGTTTTCGTAAACTCTTTCGTCAACCATCTCATAATTTTCATTTCTTTATCTCCTATTTATTGCCAATTAGTAACTGTTATTTCAATAGAATTATTATCCATTTCCCACTCCTCAGACACAGAATAACCATGCATCTGATTAATAGTATTATGTATAGTCATCCTAGCATACTGTTGAGTTACCTTGTCTATGAATCTACTTACTGGAACATCAAGATCCCAAGTAGAATGATCAGAGTATAGATCATAAGTCTCCGTCTTTTCGTTCCAACGAAACCCAATGTCATTTGACACAGCAACTTCTGCCCGAACCACAGGGTGATCCTCAGCATGATCAGGATTTGTAATAACGAGGTCTTGATCTTCTTTAACATTATACTGTAATAATTCTAATGCCTCAACTAATTGAGGTCTCTCTTTTATTTTAGTCTTAATCGTGCTGAAGTGTGACATTTTCCTCTGTAGTAACGGTTTGATAATACTCTTGTGTTTCTTTTCTCCACTGGACAGTTCCTAATGTCTCCTCAATCTTTTCTGTAAGATCAAGACATTGTGTTCCTTTAACACCCATAACCTCTTCAGTTACAGTACCGTCTTGTGCGATAACAAATTTAATTTTTTTCATATTGTTTAATACTCTCCTCCCATTCTTTTAGTGATGATTGACAATTTGGTGGTTCTGGTTCCTTATATCCCTTGATCTTTTTCCATTTGTTATATAGAGCTCCCATCACCCATGACTGGGATAGACTCTTGGGACCATTCTCAAGCAAATCTAACTCATACTTACTAGAAGTATATCCTTTGTACTCTTCTCTCCAGTTGGAATCGTCTACCATGCCCATGATACTCCTGAATATCTCTTTCCTTTTGTTGCTTCAGTCACACCATGTGGAAAAAAGAAATTAGAAGGGAACATAACAATATCACCCTTACCTAACTTGATCACATTATCTTTCCAGAAATATAAATCAGCACCTTCATAGTCATCATTAAAATTCATAATAAAACTAAGTACTGGCACTCCTTTTTGTGTACCATCAAATAATGAATGAATATGATCAAAATGTTGACGCATGATCTGACCAGGTGAGTATCTATTAAAACGAACCTGACAAAAGTTATTCATTACATTTGGAGATCCATCACCAAATGTAAAAAATGCATAATTTTTTTCATATTTTCTACCAGCTTCTATTATAAATTTCCCTAATTGTTTTTGCAATTCTAGAGTAGCACCCTGAATATCAAGCTCCATCTTTTCTTCAGAATGATATGAATCTTTGTGAACATTATACCACTTATGAGGTATCCACTCTCTCGATTCTATATCTTTAACAATAACATCACAAATATCAGCAGGAATAATCTTTTCTGCTACGTAAATACATTCATGTAATTTAGTATCAGGTTTGTTCATAGTTTAAAACCAGCAAAAGTATCCTTCTTAACATCCTGTTTGATGCTACCAACAACATATGATTCAACCTCTGTCTCTTGTGGTGCAACCTGCATACCTTTAGAAGATAACCAGTGTGCTGTCCATGGTAATGGATTGTTAGAGATAGGAGTGTCGAAGATTGCATCGAGACCAATTGATTTTAACCTACGATTAGCAGTCCATTCAACATACTTTTGTAGTAATTTATCATTGAGTCCTATAATAGAACCATCTTTAAATAAGTACTCAGCCCATGCCTTCTCTTCTTCTACTGCTGTACGGAACATCTGATAGACATTCTCCTCTTCTTCTTTAGCAATGACAACCATCTCTGGATCATCACCTTCCTTCCACTTATTTAATATATTTTGAGAGACAACCATGTGTTGTGACTCATCTCTTGCTATCAATGATATGATCTTAGCAGAACCTTCAAGTAACTTAAGCTCGCCAAAAGCGAAACTACAAGCAAAAGAGACATAAAACCTAATTCCTTCCAGTATATAAACATTGGCAACTGCCTTATAGAGTGATCTTTTTAAATCTTTACGTGTCCATTCTGAATTGGGATGACTCCTCATATCATCTTTCCAACTGTTACTCTGACCATACTCCTGTGCATAATTAATGAACTCATCGTATGCTCTGGTCACTGACTCAGCACGTGCAAGGATCTGCTCATCCTCCAAGATAGTATCAAAGACCTCAGATGGATCTGGATATACATTCTTAATTATATGTGTGTATGATCTACTATGGATCATCTCCATAGTCTGCCATATGTTCATACAACCTTCCAATTCAGGTAAAGAAACATAAGGAGCAAACGCCATACCAGGCCCACGTCCTTGAACAGAGTCAAGTAAGATTTGATACTTAAGATTACTTGAAAATATATGTTTCTGTGCAGCATTTAGTGTTTGATAATCAGCACGATCCTTTTGTAAGGAAACTTCTTCTGGTCTCCAAAAGAAACCTAACTGTGTCTGTGTTAACTTATCGAAGATAGGATACTTAAACTTATCATATCTTTGTACTCCTAATGGAGGACCAA